ACCGATATTAAAATGGCAGAGGCTAAAAAAGAACATCTGCAAAATAAAATTGAGGAAGTAGCTCCACAAGTTTCTGTAGCAACTTAAACAAAAAGCTACATCGTTGGAAAAATACAATCCGCACTACAGGCTCTCTTGCACTCTATCTAAAACTAGTATATAAATTAATCACTATACAATTAATAATGATATATAGACGAGTATAGTCGACGGCCTAGAGACTATATATCTTAACTAGGAGGATACAATCATGGCAGGAACACACTTTAGAAATCCAATAATGTTTGCTGGATTAGCTAATAACACTAAATGGTTTAAGGATTTACCAGTAGATAATAATCCTAACTACATATGTTATAAAGATGATTTTATTTATAACACTTTACCTTCAGCAGAATGGTCAACATCTATTGCAGACGGTGGCGCATCAGCTGGTATATCTAATGAAGTAGGCGGAGCAGTAACTTTAACATCTGCTAATACTACAGACAACAACGGTATAGCTTTAGTAAAAACTGCTAACACTTTTCAAGCTGTTGCAGAAACTAGAGACAGTTCTAACGCAATCACTAACCCAGGCACAGTTATTTGGTACGAAGCGAGAATTCAAAACAATGACGCTAATGCCACTGACTATGGTACTGGATTAGTTGAAACTTTTACTGGAACTTCAGGGTGGAGATCTGCTAACAGAATCTCTATTGAGTCTAACAACGGTGAACAGTTTTACAGATTTGTAACTAA